AGATTCTTTCTGTTCTTTTTCTTTTCGCCAGAAATGTTTTGCACCTGATACTGCTAGATGCTGACAGCTTGGGTGTGCAATCATCAAGTCAAAACCATCGTAGAGAATATCTCTTACATCTCCCTGATAGTGTGGTCCTTCCACTTCTGTAGGCAGTAGATCACAGCTAATGGCATCATGCCCCTGTGATATAAAGGCATCTCGTACTCTGCCAGAGTATTCACAGGCTACAAGAACTTTCAAATTATCTTTCTAAAGCAGGTATTACATCAAGGTCTGGAAGGTTTGACATAAGATCTTCCATAGGACTCTTCTCTGTTGGAATACATTCAATGCCATTATCCTTGAGAAGTTGTCTTGCTACGTTTAAATCACCAGGTTTTGCTGCTCCACTTTTTACCTTGTCTAACAATTCTTGTATGAGAACTGTATGAAGGTGTTCTAATAATTCTAATTTATTTGCTTTTTCCATAGTTAAAATGTTCTTGAAACCAATATACCTTGTTTTAGAAAATTATGCCTATCAAAGCAGTAGGACAAAGATTTCAAGTTGATGATCGTGTTGTAAGAAATCATACGATTGGATACACAGGAGGTAAATATAAACGATACGAAGGAACAGTCTTAGAAGCTTTTGCAAAGACAAATAAGGTTGGTGCTAATCAATACTATTACAAAGTAAAATGGGATGATAAAAGGTCATCTGAACACGCTCAGCATAGTCTTAAACCTGTCGAGTAGTGTCTTTCTTGTCTTAAACTTTTTCTTCTTGGTTTGCTTAAGGTTTTTTGTTCTATGATGTTCTGATATTTCATAGCGTATAAGTTTCTCATTTATTTCTGAAATACGTTCTATTGAAGCCATTATAAGAAAATCCTGTAGTCTATTTTCTTTTATCAGTTCAAGACAAATTTCTCTTACAACAGCGTTAGGCATGTCTCTAATTTCTCTTTTTCTGATTTCAATTTCCAGTTCTACTTCGGCTGGTGGTTTACCAACGAGAACATCAAAAAACTCTTTGTGGTTCATTTACCTGGGAATAAAGCCTGCTCCAACATATCGCATAATTTATCATCAACATCATTATCAGTTTTTTCTACACAGGCACGAACTAGATCAAGAGCAAGTTGACGAACTGCTTTAGATCTAAGAAAGGTAAAAATGATTGGTCTTAGTAAAGTAAGCATGGAGTTTTGTTATATACTTTCCAATTATGTATATATTTGCTAATTTTGGCTTGACTCCTCACACAAGTCAATAAGCCCTATTCCCCATTACAGGGCTTTTCTTTACTAGCCAACATGGAAGAACAAAAGAACAAAGGTCCACTGCAAAAGCTTAAAGACAATATCACTGACAAAGAAGAACAACTTGCATTTATTTCAGTTGTAGTAAGGCTTGTTGTTGTTGGATGGAGTGGTTTTATAGTGTCTTTAAACTACATAACAATACCTGGTTACAGTACTGAACCAAAAGATATTACATTCCCTGCTTCTTTACTTACAGGTGCGTTAGCTTCTTTTGGTTTAGAAGGAGCTAAAAAACGTGGTGATGGCACATATAAGAAAGAAGATAAGCCATTAAATAAAAAAGAGGTTGAACAGTTACTAGCTACACAATCAGGTGGTTATCAAACTATTAGAATAGAAACTCCGCTAAAGATTATTGGTGCGGAGGTTGTTGACAAAAAAGAGGACAAGAAATGAAAAAACTAATTCCATTCTTATTTATCGTCAGTAGTTCACCTGTTTTAGCTGACATATCTCATTCTATTCAAAACGTAGTTTCAGTAAGTACTTTAGGTGCTTCATCCACTGCTAATCGTGTAGGTACTACTTTTTCTGCATCAGGTACAAATGTGACTCCTACAGCTAATACAGTATCAGGTGCTATTGGAACGATTGATCTTACTGATGCTGCTATAACCAATGGAGTTCCAACCATTGATTACACAACAAGCTATTCTGTCACTACAGCAGGGGATGCGTGGTCTGTTTCTGAAAGCTATATACAGGGTGATGCTATTCCTACTGCTGGTACTACAGTTACAAACGGTGTTACTCCTACTTTACCCATCTTTGGAGACACTTCAACAGTAAGTGGAGGAGATATTGGTACAACAGCTATGACGATGGACTCTGGAGGTGCGATGACAGTTAACCTATCTGCTACAGGTGCAGGTGTTACAGCACAGATGTCCAATACAATAAAACTAGAAATTGATTAATGAGGTGGCTTGTACTTTTATTTCTTGCAATACCTAATGCAAAGGCTGGAAGCATTACACCAGCCTTTACTACAGGACAGATTGAATCTACCAGTACAAGTAAAACAGTTATTGTTGAGACTATTGTTACAGAGAACTACAGGACAGGATATTCATACTCAATGCAGGGAACTAATGTTAAACCATCACAAGGTACAGTTATTTCACCTGACGCAACTTATACAAACACGCAGACTGTTAATGGAGTGTCCTTTAAATGGGTAACTCCAGAACTAACGACAAAACCACAATGGGAGGTAGTAGATCCAACAAAAGCATTTTCGATTACCGAGAACTTTTTAGCTCCTGGGTTGGATGCAACAAGCACGATCCAAAGAACTATAAATACAGAAAGTCAGACTACAAGCTTAAGTATCTTCTCGCAATAATTTTACTTGGCTTATCGCCCAAAACCCTTGCAAATACTGTAAGCTCGCCCTCTGCGAGTTCTAGTGGTACGGTGATTAATAACGGGTATCAAAGTATATCGGGAGGTTTTCCAACTCACAGGTTTTCAAATGGAATACAATGTCAGCTACCCACTCTTGGAATCAACCCCTTTATTACTAAGGGAGAAAATTTTAGCTTACCAAGATCTACAACAACTAGAACCAACATATACGATCTTTCAGAAGATGCTGATGGTAATCTTATTAATCCTGGTCGAATCCTTTACACTTCAGAACAGCCGAGACTAGATCAGACAACATATAACCTAAATTATGGAGTGACAGTAAGCTTACAGATACCTTTAGGTAAAAGATTTGATGATATGTGTCTGAGGGCAGCAGAGGCTAATGTGAAAGGACAGGAGTTTGCATTGACCAAGCTAAAACTCGAAGCTAATTTAGCAAGGCTTAAGATATGTGCAGAACAGCTAAAACTTGGTGTAAAGTTTGTTGGAGAAGATGCTGTTACCTGTAAAAACGTAGTATTAACAACCATTCCAAATCAAGTTATCCCTCACTCTCATTCTTTGACTTCCGAGTAGTAATTTTCTTTATAAGATTTTTCACCAAAGGTTTTACTAAATTTAAAAGTAACGGAGTAGTGGCAGCCACAGTAGCGATAGCAGCAGTAGAAATAACAGTAGGTAGAGTTGGTATGTATTGATCTTTGAAGGGAACGTCTTCATAAAAGGTTATACATTCAATACCATCTTCGCCTCTTTTATGTCCTGAGACACGTTCCAATCTCTTTTCGTTAACAAAACTTCCTACTCTTAGATCTTTTTTTCCAGGACAAGGTGGTATTTCTATTTTTTTCTTTTTTTTTACAGGTGGTGGTATTGATATTTTCTCTTGCTGTTTCGCTTCATTCTGAACAGGATTACTTTCTGTATATATCAACTCATTCATATCAAATCTTATTGGATCAAATGACGGGATTTGACCTTCTGGGCAGGTTGTAAAAGTACCATTAGGATCTGCTATTAACAAAGAAGGATTACGTGTAATCTGTAAGTCTCTATGAAATAAGTTACAGCCTGGTATCTGTCCTTCTAGTTTATGTTGCGTAAAATATGGTGTCTCAGGTATCTCAATATCAGGTAAATTTATTGCAGGTATTTTTATTTCTGGCACTTACAATTTCATTTTAGGTAAACCCATTGCTGGACCTGTTGTTTTTGGTAAAGCTCCATCCAGTACATTAGGCATTAAAGTTTGCACTTTATTCATAACTTTTTCCATCATCATTTTTTCAAATTGTGGACTTGTAAGATAACGATAACCTGCGTAGCCAGCTCCAATAGTTGTTATAGAAATTAGAAACGATAATATGGAAAGAATAGAAGAAATTTTATTTAACATGATTTGTGGATTGTTAAAACTGATGGTATTAAGTTCAATTATAGGTATTGCACCAGCGTATGTCATATATGGAATAATTCATAAAAAACTATTTACCACTTTTAGATCTACATGATCTTGTTTTACACGCTCCACTACAATAAATTCTTCTTTGTTCCATTGTTTTAAAAGACTTACCGCATACAGGACAATATTTTACTAAAAATCCTATTCCTCTTGCTTTTTTTCTGAATCTTCCTCTTTTCTGTCAGCTAAAATTGCGTTGATAGCAATAGCTCTATTCTGACAATTCTTCTGTACTTCTACTGCTTCCTGATAATTTTTCTGTAAAGTTTCTAACTCTTGTTTTAGTTCTTCGGTTGTTTTCCTTGCCATAAATTAGTATTTTGTTTTTCCTAATGTAACAGCAGCATCTTGAGCAGTAAAGTCCTCAGTTGTCCAAATAGATGTTGTACCATCTTCTTTTTTATATGCCTTGATAATTTCAAGGTGTTCTACATTTCTTTTTACTTCTGCTTTTTGTTCATCTGTCAATGATGACAATGCAGCAAGGTTGTTAATTACAGTTACGCTATCTCCAGCATTAGTAAAAATAGTTGCAACCTCTTCAGTAGTACGTTCAGCCATTTGATTTAAGTGTTTCAACCTCTATTGTAAGCTCTTGTATTGCTTTGACAAGAATAGGTATAAGTTTACCGTAAGAAGCTTCTAGTCTGTCAGGGTTTTCATCCATTACAAGTTTTAAATAATCAGCATCATTATTTTTTTGTAGTTGTTGAAAGTCCTGTGCTATAAAGCCAGCTTCATACGATCCATCCTTTCCATTACCATCTCTGGTTTCCCATTTAAACTTAACAGGGTTTAAGGATTTAACAAAATCTAAACCAAGATCAAGAGTGTTTATATCTGTCTTATCTCTTCTATCTGATAAAGAGCTAATGCTTTGTACATTACAACGTAAGGTAGCAATATTGGAATTACCTAGAGTTATTTCGTTAGAGACTGTTGCTGAACTAGCAGCTGCATTGTGTCCAATTAAAATATTGCTTGAGCCTGTTGTTAAATCATTTGTCCCCGTATTGCCTGCATCAGACCCGATTATAGTATTACTGGTACCCGTTATATGCGCACCAGCAAACGCACCAAATAATGTATTATAACCATTGCTTTCAAGTAATTCACCTGCGGAAACTCCAACGGCAGTATTTCTTGAACCAGTAGTTAAAGACTGTAAAGCCTTACTTCCGACAGCAGTTGTATCGCTAGATGTAGTGCAATCTTTAAGAGATTGCCTTCCAATCGCTACTAGGTCATTACCTGTTGTAACGGCTTTAGCAGCGTGATACCCTATAGCAGTGTTAAAACTTCCTGTACTATTTCCACTAGAACCTTGCAAAGCTTGGTGTCCAAGAGTAGTGTTGTATCCAGCAGTTGTAAAATATCTTCCAGACTCACTTCCAAAATAATTATTATAACTTCCTGTAGTGTTGTTTGAACCAGCGTGATACCCTACATATACATTTTCTGTTCCAGTTGTATTACTATATCCACTCCAATATCCTAAACCAACATTTTTATTTGCAGTGTTATATTTAAAACTATTGTCTCCTACTGCTGTATTAAAACTGTGAGTCGTACCTGTTGATAAACAATGAGTTCCTAATGCTACATTTTGACCTCCTGTAGTTGTAGAAGTCATTGCACTTTCACCCACAGCTACATTACTTCCACCTGATGTGACATCTTTTAAACAATCTGTTCCTATTGCTACAATCGAATTTGCACTCGTAACATCTTCTCCAGCAGCATAACCATAAAAAGTAGAAGAATATCCACTATTGTCTCCAGAATTTGTACCAGTAGAAGTATTCTTTTGGTTGTCAATATCTACAGGACTACTACCGCCAGCTGCTGCTTCCCATCCACACTCTCCATTAGCGTCAACAGTTAAAACGTAGTTATCAGTTGCAGTTGTATCTTTTAAAATAAAATTACAACCTGGTATTCTAAATTTATTTATTTCACCAGTAGATCCATTCGCAGCACCAATAGTACATTCGTTGCTTACTGTTGCACTGGAAGGTTCAGCATCATATCCGAGGCTTATGTTTTCTGATCCTGTAGTAAGTGTTTTTCCAGCCCTGTATCCTAAAGCACTATTTTTATTTCCTGTAGTGACTTGATAATTAGACCATGACCCAAT